GAGGAAGGCGTCGATGGCTTCCTCCACGGTATAGGCGCGGCAGAAAGCACCCACCACACCCGGCTTTGTCAGCGGGTCAGCCTGCTGGGCGATGCTGTGCTGCACCACCTCGGACTGGCGGCTGGATACCGGCCAGGTGGAGGCGTCGTGCCAATCATCGTAACGGGAAAGGTATTCATCCGGGTCAAGCTCTGCGCCGTCCTGCACCTTGTAGAAAAACTCGCCGTTGGCGGAGGTGGAAGGCCAGTACATGAGCCGGGACGCCTCATAGGTGGTATCATCAAAGAGGTCGATGCCGATCCCCTTTGCCACCATTCGTGCGACTGCCGGATATTCTTCCTCGCTGATCTCCCGTTTCAGCGGAATGAGCAGACGGAGGCGGGGATGCTCCGGCGTGTGTTTATGGGTGGAATAGACGCAGCACTTGAAGTCGTGGAACAGCGTGATTTCATCCCAAATGTCCGGGGTGCCGTAGTCCATATCCAAGGTGAGCAACGAGCGGCACAGCACCATGCCGTTTTTGCGCCTGCCTTCCCGAAGGTGACCGCCCACAAACCCGCCCACATCCTTGATGCCGTCCTGCTGACCCTTTTTCAGCTTGCGGTATTCTTCAACCGTTTCCGTGGTGCGGATAGTGCTGCCGCAGCGGGCACAGAGATCCGCCCAGGAAATGTCCTGGTTCTTCCACTTTTTATCTATGCGGCTGTTGCCGACTGCGATCTTCATCTGCGTACCTCCTCACAGGTTTCGGTAAAGTAGCGGATAAGCTGACCTTTTCGTTTTGCCTTCTCAATCTCAATGCTCATACCGCTGCTGATTCTCTCTCCGAATACCCACAGTTCGGCGCACTTAGAGAGCAGAACGATGTCCATGAACAGCGCCAGGTCACGCTCTTTTCGGTCATTGTCATTCATGAATTGGGGGAAGTAGATGTGTGGGGCAATGGGGATGCACCCGGCGTCCACAGCGAAGCGGCAGTAAGTACGGGCGTTCTCCTGGTTCTTCGCCATATCCCCGGCAAGCGGAGAGCAGATATACACCACGGGACGGAAGGCACGGAGCGCCTTGGCTTCCTGCTCAATCTTGGTCAGCGCTTCATAGGCGGTAGGGTCGTAGTACCCTTCAGAGTTGAATTTATTGACTCCCATTTGGGTCACCTCAGTCTTTCTTGTAAAAATCGCAGACATAGCCGTCTGCCCGGAGCAGCAGTCCCGATGCCCAAGTGGGCGTTTGCCCCATGACGGAGCAAATATCCTCCAAAGAAGTATCCGGCAGCGCTTCGATGACTGCCTCATCATGAACGTGCATGACGATGCGGTACCCGGCAGCATTCAGACGAAGCATGGCTTCCGCGAGAATATCTCTCGCCGTTGCCTGGACGATGTTCTCCACGAACTTGGGTCCGTAGCTTTCCAGCCGCAGCCACTTTTTCTGTTCGCCGACACCTTCATAGGTCACGGACTCGTTGCCGAAGCGGTTTAGCCCCATTTTCGGTTTCACATATACGAGCCGTCTGCCGGAGGGCAGCACCACAAACATCATGCCGCTCTGATAGTAAAAGCGGATGCCGTGTGTCTCTGTGGCGGTTCGCTCCCGGACGCAGGTGGAAGCTGCTTTGTCTACATCCCACCAGAATTTTGTGATGTGGGGGTTGGACAGACGCCACGCATCCACCAGAGGCTTGAGTTCTTCCTCCTGCAAGCCGTAGTTCAGTGCGCCCATAGCTTTCAGCGCACCCACGGAGCCGCCATAGCCCAGAGCCAGTTCAGCGATTTTGCCTTTCTGCCGCAGATGTCCGTTCACGCCGTGCTTTTCCACGGGGACATGGAACATCTGCGAAGCGGAAGCGCAGTAAATGTCGCCGCCCTTTGCAAAAACTTCCTGCCGCCAATGCTCTCCGGCGATCCACGCAATGACCCTTGCCTCGATGGCAGAGAAGTCTGCCACATAAAATCGGCAGCTGGGTTTCGGCACAAAAGCAGTGCGGATAAGCTCGGACAGCACCAGCGGCACGGAGTCATAGAGCATTTCCACGGCATCCGTATTGCCGCTGCGGACCAGTGCCCGTGCGATGTCCAGATCCGGCAGATGGTTCTGGGGCAGATTCTGCACCTGGATGAGCCGACCGGCATAACGGCCGGTGCGGTTGGCACCATAGAATTGAATCAGCCCTCTGGCACGGTCATCTGAGCCGACCACAGCCTGCATGGCGGTGTATTTCTTGACGCTGCTCTTGGCAAGCTCCTGCCGCAGAGAGAGGGCAAGTTCAACCTCGCCGTCCGCCTTTTCGAGCATCTCTGCCACAGCGGCTTTGGAGAGAGAATTTGCCTCCACGCCTTTCTCGGCAAGCCACGCTTTGAGCTGCACCGGACTGTTGGGGTTATCCAAGCCGGTCACCGAGCGGGCCTGCTCCATGTGCGTCCGCTTGAAGCGCTCGTCGCATCGTATCGCCTGGGTGACGAGGGTGCGGTCAAGCATAATGCCACGGTCGTTGATCTGCTGGTCGAGGGTGTAATTGCGCCACTCAGACTCGGTGACCGGGCACTTGGAGAGCTTCTGCTGAATGGACATTTCCGTTTCCACATCCCGGAGGTTGTAGGCTTTGAACAGAGACCATTTCTCCGGAGCGTCTGTCGGATAGTGTCGAATAAGCGAACCGTCTCTTGCTTTTGCTGGGGTGCAGAAATACCGAATGAGGTCTTTGCCTTCCTTGAGTTTCTGCTTTTCCAGACCCAGCACAGCGCCGACGCCTTCCAGCGAAAGCGGCAGTCCCAGCGTCGCCGCCCAGACCATTGTGCAGTGCCAGGAGGACGGATCGAGATATTGCCCGGTCGGGTATCCGAGATAGCGGGACAGACATACACGCTCGAACTGTGCATTGAACGCCCATTTGGTCACGGCAGGGTCGGTCAGCGCAGAGCGGACATCGGCAGGAAGCGTTTCTCCAGCAGTCAGATCCACGGCCTTCACCGGCGCACCGTCTGCGGAGTAGCCGAAAAGCAGCACCTCGAAGTCCGGGGCTTCGGCATAGCGATAAACCCCGCTTTTGGCGAGGTTTACGCTGCTATAGCTCTCAATATCTATGGACAGATTCTTCATCACGACAGGAAGTCATCGTCCAGATCGGTCGAAAAATCGTCAGCCGCAGAGGACTTGCCGCCGAGAGGCTCACCGTCACGAACCTTCTGGATGTTGCCAAGACCACAGGCAATGCCGCGGTTGCCGTTGGAGTTGAAGGCGTAGAAATTTACAGATACTCTGGCATAGCAGCCGGAATACACCTCGGAGCGGTCGAGGATTGGCTGGACGCTGCGGTCCACGATCTGGGGAGCGGTGGTGCTGTTGGCGTTCACGAAGAAGCTGTTCTTGTAGGCTTCATCGTCACGCTCGGTATCGCCGTCACGGAGCGGGAGCTTCAGAGCCGCCTTGTTGGGGATCTTCCCGCCGAACTTGGCGACGCCTTCCTTGATGGCAGCATCCACGGCGGCGTTGATAGCGTCGAGGGTCTGCTTATCAGATTTCGGGATAATGAGGGACACGGAATACTTGGGGTTGCTGCCGTTGATGGAGGCAGGCTCCCATACATTTGCGTAGGACAGGCGGACAACACCGGTCACAACTTTGGTCGAATTCATCTTGTTAGCCATAATTACAGTTCTCCTTTATAGTCGGTAAAGTCTTGTTTTGCACCCGTAGCCGTGATAGCCGGACGCCGGTCGGATGCTGGAACGAGCGTCGGCTTTCCTATGGGCTTGATGACCAGACCGCCGAGCACCTCTGCAAAGGTCTTTTTGCCCATGAGCTTCTCCATCTCGGTGATGGGAATGAGGGATTTCTTGAAGATGTCGGTATATCCGGCCGCACGGGCAGCAGTGACAACGGCATCCTCGTCGGTGTATTTGCGATTGGTGCGGCTCTCCACCAGCTTGTAGCCGGGCCACTGTTTTCCGTGGTTGACCGCTGCGTCCTGGGCGTAGGCCATGAGCTCATTTGCCCATTTGGTGAGGTCGTCCAGCTTGCCGAGAATGTCGCCGATCTCCGCATCAGAAAGCAGTGGCGGCTGAGCAAACTCGTATTTTGCGAGTTTTAGCTTGGCGTCGGCTCTGGCACGGCACTTGACCGCCGCCTTGCAGAACTGACACCAGCTTCCGGGGCAGTATTCGCCTTCGCCCTTAAAGGCAAGCTCTGCCTTTGGCTTCAGCGTCTTTTCCGCCCAATTCCGAAGCTCGGCGACGGAAATGACCCAAGTGCTGACATTTTCCCGGCGGGGCTGGTAGATGGTCATGGAAACCGTCTCGATGTCGTAGAGACAATCGAAGATGCGAAGTGCGCCGAGGGCGTACAGCATCATCTGCGGATTTTCCTCGGCACTCACCAGCACACCCTGACCGTACTTCAGATCGATAATGTGTAGGAGCTTGTCCGCCACGATAAGGCAGTCGCCGGTGCCGAAGCCGTCCGGCACATAGCAGGAGAAGTCCAGCCGCTGCTCAATGAGCACCTTGGGGTCCGGACAGTCCTTCCGGGCTTCCTCGATGGCTTCCAGAACGAATTCCATGTAGCCGTCCGTATACAGTTCCATTTCATCGGAGTCGTACTTGCTGACCGGGCGGGTGGAGCGCATCTTCAGCGCCTTGCGGAGCTTGTGCTCTGCCAGCGCGTGAGCGGCGGTGCCTTCGGCTGCGGCTTCCGTTTCTCTGTCCTCAAACTCCAGTTCCAGCCGAGCGGAGGGATTGCAGTGGAGCCAGCGGTGGGAGGAGGATGCCGAGAGGACGGCATGGCGTTCAGGGGGCATCCTTCAGCACCTCCACATCCTTGAGCAGCGCCTCATAGTGCTTGGGGTCGATGCCAGAGAGCTTCGGAGCACCATACTTTTTAAGGAGCGCCTGAATTTCTAGCGTGAATCCGGCCCGGCTCTTTTCACCGAGGACTGCCCGGACTTCTTCCAGCGTCAGTTCCTTTTGGGGCGCGGGGACTGTTGGCTCTGCATCGACAGTCGGCTCATTCGACAGCATGGCATCTGCCACAGCCTGAACGCTGTCCGCCAGGGAGCGAAGGTCTTCCGCGACAGCAAGCAGGAGTTTCGCTTTACTCATGCGCCGCGCCCCCTTCTGCCGTCTCGGCGATAGACACAGACTCCACGCTGGGGCCGGGAATGAGGATCATCATCTGCTCCCGTCTCCCGAATAACCGCGTCAGCAGCTTTTCGCGCAGGCTGACGATCCTGCACCGAACGATCCGCTCAGTCTGCGGTCTGCCTGTGACACGAACTTCCAGATCATGTTTCACCGTTTTCATCCTTTCTGAAGGACGGTATTGATTTGCCCTTCACAGATAAGCCACGGAAAACGGAAAAACTGAGGGTCTCACAGAAGTTTTTTGAGCTTATTTTTAATGGTGCGCAGCCGATGCGTGATGGCCGAAGGGTCAACGCCCTCCCGCGCAGCGTAGTCCTTCACGCTAACGCCGTCGTAATAGACCGCCTGCACAAGCCTCTGCTGCGCGGGCTTCAGCGTCCTGACCGCTTCGCGGAGCATTTCTGCACGGCTCGGCTCCTGGAACAGCACGGCAAGCGCGTCCTGCTCCACCGCAAACTGGATGCCCTGTTCTGCCAGAGCATCCATACTGCTGTGGCGTCGAGTCTCCTTGTGGTCGTTGTTGTACTCCTGACGGTTCAGATCCACCAGGAGCTCACCCCAACGGTCATCGACCTCAATGGTCACGGTTTCGGTTGCAAATTTGTACTGGATCTTCATGCGGACTCCTTTCGGGGCCTGCATGGCGGCACTCTGGCCGCAAAACGAAAAAAAGCCCGCCGCACGACACTCAAGTGCCGTGCAGCAGGCTCACACCATAATATTTATATCCACGTCCCGCAGAGCGCGGGGCGATTGGACCTCTCTATGTACCTTCCAGACGTTTTATTCCACCAAGTCCAGCAGCCATTTGGCTGTGGGCCGTGCCAGAAGCCGTGCGTTCAGATAGGCCATCTCCAAGGTCAGGCAGGTATATCCCATGTAATACCCGTCCATGGGCCGGAGGGTGATGGCGAGGTCCGGCTTCTCCATATCCGTCAGACACAGCGGCAGGAGGTATTGCAGCCTCTGCTGATAAATCTGCGGGACAGCGTCGCCGGGAGAGACGATGGCTTTTCGGCGCGCCAGCTCAACCGCCGT